CAACATCATCAAATCCGATAAACTAGCTTCATCGACCGCCACTAAAGGCGGTGAACAAACCAAACAATAGAAAGACAATATATTATGAATATGAACTACATTGTAGTTGAAGATAACGCCGGAACCTTACACATGTTTGTGACGCATGGGAGCCGGACAGTCTTTGCATCACCTATCCCCCCGGAATCCATTAGGCCCTGCATCGATAACATTGAGGTTGCGGCCGTTTGGAATGAGGATAAAGACTTGCTTGAAGATTATCTGGGTCATGATATCCGCAATGATAAAGATGCCCGTAAGGCCCGCAATCTCTATTTTGTGGATGTAACTACTCGTCAGGGCAATAATATCGTAGCTACCCGGTATGAGCTTAATACTTCCGTAATGGGTGCGGCGGCTAAACAGGCCTTCGGCGTTAATGACTAAATATTAATCACCGGGGGAAGGAGTGCTTCCCCCACAACCAAAATAAACATATGAACACCGATATTGCTAATATACCTACCCGCCTTGTCAATTACCTCCGTACAGGGGCCTATGGAGATACCACACCAGAAGAACGGGCACAAGCTGACGAGTTTTCCCGGCATTTTATGCTAGTTTCCCCTACCGCCCCGGATTCCCGGTTCGAAAACTTCCCTGCCTTTGGTGGCCCGGCACCTTGTACACCTTGGTATGTGGAGAGCCGCTATAGATACACGGGCATCATTCCGGCCCCATTATCTACTTCACTTCATAACTGCACCGTCTATTTCTGGTGCGATAAAAGCGAGCCGCCCGTTGGTGCACACAAACCGGACGGACGCAGGACAATAGGAACCTATCTTAACGCCATGACATCAGTACTTGCCCGCAATGACGGGTGGACGGCGTTTGCGGTCATCCGCAATGGGCGTGTGCTCTTTGCCACCCATGATGATATTTACCTGCCAACCAGTATTGCCCGCCCTCACTTCAAACTATCTAACTAATAATCAACAATTTACGATTTTGTCATACAACCTCGAAAAATTTTAAATAAAATAGTTGACAACATTAGAACACCCGATAAAATAGCCGCATAACCCGCCCGCTAAGGGTATCAGCCACCCACAAGGGGCGGTGAACAAACCAAATAGAAAGACAATAGATTATGAGAGAAGAAACTATGGCAATAATTGCAAGCGAAATCTGGGTAAAGGCGCATCAGCAAAACCTATACTTGCATATCAACCGTATCACGGGGCAAAGTTTCCGCACCGTCAATACTTGCATAGTCTTCGTTATTACCGAAAACCCGGAAGCCATTGAATCACTTATCAAAGATGTTGCGGATTCATGGGATGCGGAATTGAGCAAATATGAAGACGGCTTCGAACTGCTTTTTGACTAATCTCTAACCTACTAACAATCAATCATGAATACCATTGCCGAACTCAAACCACATGAACGGGTGATGATTAAAAATCTAGCCGCTAATGTGAGACAAGTTGAACCTTATACCCTGCAACTCTCAAAAAATGCCGCAACGGAACTAGTCTATCTTACTAACCTAGCGGAAAAATGCGGTGCAACTCTTACCATTATCGCTAAAAAGCGGGGCCTGCTCAAAAACGTACCGCACCGGGAAATGACGATTGACGAGTACCGCCGAAATGAAGCCGATTGGAAAGTTTCACGGGTGCACATTTCTGACCCGCTTTGCTTGATGCTGGAAGATGCTGGAATGAATGCCGCTTAATATGGACGAGATAACCGCCGAAACATTTCGGATAGGCAGAATGAGGGGAACGCCGGAAAGGGTGATGACGCTAGGGCCGAAATCAGATACACCGCAAAAAAGAGAAAAAAGAATTGACAAGCGGAAATTTCCCGGTGAATGGGTTTTATCAGGCATATGCCCTACCAGCGGCCCCTTAACCTGCCTAATATTTACAAACGTGAAACGCACTGAAAATAAATAGGTTTCAACTTTTGTCATACAAACCGTAAAAATTTTAAATAAAATAGTTGACAACATCATCAAATCCGATAAACTAGCTTCATCCGCCACCAATAGGGCGGCAAACAAATCAAACCAAATAGAAAGAAAACAGAATATGAATACCCGAAACTACGTTGAAAAACTTATGTACCCGTATCTGGACGGAACCGCAACCAGCGGGAAAGCACCATTGCGCCGCACCAACCAGGGAAGCCTTCGCTCAATGAAATTTGAGGGGCCGCTCTTGTACTCATACGCCACCATAATTGCGGCAGTAGATAGAGCAAATAAAATCCTTTATCTTTCTTCCCGCAAATACTCCCAGACAACTTCCCGTCAGCAAAAAGACATTGCCCTGATTGCGGAACAGGAACGCTTCCGGGTTGTACACGTAAGCAATATTACGGACTACGCACAAGCCATTATCAATCAATAATTTATCCATTTTGTCATACAAAGTAAAAAATAATTTGACAAGGTAGCAAAATCTGCTAGATTAACTTCATCAGCCACCCACAAGGGGCGGTGAACAAACCAAATAGAAAAACTAAATATGAATACCGCAAAAACAATCGTAATCCTGTTTGACTACCTCAACGCACACGGTGCGGAAGGGCGCAACGCTAAAAATCGAGTCAAGAACGCTCTCCAGCGGGAGCACATTTGTTGGAAGCACGGCAATGCATGGCTCATATATCTTCCGGCTCATGAATCCGTTGAATCTTTGGAAGGTTTGATTGCCCGTGCCCTTGGTTCCGTTTCCCTGCGGCTGGAGCTGGTTGCAGACAATGAATCTTATTTTGTGCAAGGTCAATGCCCTGTTGATTTTCACGGCCTCCTAAAACAGTTTGGCGGGTATGTCTATCAAGGGCGCGTCTATTGTGCCACCCGTCAAATGACCCTTTCCAACCGATTTTTCCCGGGTAGCATTCATCATGTGGGGGAAGGGGAAGAATATCTGGAAGAATGGAGCGCACCCGGATATGATACTAAGGGAAAAAAGGTGGAGCTTTTCATGCGCTTCCGTCAAATAAAAGGGCAAGAAGTAGAGCCGGAAAATTTGAATTGGAGCAAGTATCTTTCTCATGTCAACTATCTGTAAATGAACTAGTTGCAACTTTTGTCATACAACCTCGAAAATTTTTAAATAAAATAGTTGACAACATCCGCAAATCCGCTAAAATAGCCACATCAGCCGCCAATAAGGGGCGGTGAACAAAACAACCGAACAATAGAAAGACAATAGATTATGAATAGATATTGCTACAACGCCGAAACCGAAGACCTTAATGAATGGCTGACCGCCGCGCATAAATTGCGTAATAAGATTGACGAAGGAACGCGCGGCGCGGTGGATGTGCATGAAGAAAGCTGGTATGTCCAAAAGAAAGCGCACTGCCACTTGATAGGCACACCGTCAAACCCGGTTGCAGTTTATGCAATCACGGAAAATATTGAGCTAGTATCTCTCATTAAGTCTCCGAAAAGTATCATACTCGGAAGCTGGCTAGTCTGTGATGCGGTTGCTCACGGTGCCGGGTGGCTGATGTGCCTCGATACGCCCCATTTATCGAAAATATATAAAAACGCAGGTTTTAAGCGTGTTGCAGATATGCGTTGGAATGATGAATATGCTCCCGTAGGGTGGAATTATGCGAAGCACGGCCGCCCTTATCTTAGCTATTACGTCCATACTAATTTCATGGACGCATCCGCAACGGAAACTTTTGACGGTTGCGGGCGTTATATGGCACCCAGTACGGATGACGCAGAAGCAAGGGTGTTACGCATAATTGATTGATATTTAAGGATATTAACAAAACCAATAGAAAGAATAAGAAAATGAAATATACCGCACATAACGAAACGATTGCATACATGGCGAAAAGTGATGCCGCTATTAAAACGGTTCGGGAAGAAGTCTGGAACCAGTTCAACGGTGAACCGGGGGAAGGCCTCGGTAAAGATGACTGGCAGGAACTGGGTGCATCAATCCGTACCTTTTTGGATGATTTGAATGTTACACGAGTGAAACTTTTTAATTATTATTACGCCGCCAATATCTCCATTGACTTCATCAGGCGGCTAATTGCTAAGCTTCCCAGTTTTGCGGGTAAGGTCTACAACGCCCGGTTGGACAATGCCATAAAGGCTTGCTTCTCCGACTCTTTGGATGATGCCCGGAAAAAAGAGACTCTCCGTACAATTAAAGGCTATGTAGATTTCAGCAATTACGATTTGCATTGCCTCCGATTCCACGGAAGCCTAGGATTGGAGGAACATATTTCTTTCCCGTTGGATTTCAAGGTGTTAGTGAGTCCGGAAACTGGGCGCATTGTTAGCGTAGACGACATGCAACCCGTGATTGACAAGCTAAACGCAACTGTGGAATATCTGGAATCTAAGGCGGAAAGTGCTCTTACATCTCTCCACAACATGCAGAAGGAAAGCATCTTGCGAAAGATTGTGCAATCTACAATTAAAGTAAAGCGTGAACTGGTGAAGCAGGATGCCCTTATTGCGTCCATTACGTCACCGAAAACATATCACTACAAGCGCACGGACTACAACGCCGCCCTTCCTAAGTACAACCGCTAATTCCTAACTCATTAACCCTAAGCAATTATTTAAGTAAGACAAACATTTCCGCAACTAAACTTGTCAAGAGTTTCAAGGACAACACCCTTTCCCTCATTCAATTCTGCGGTGATTTGGATTGCCTTCGACCTGTGAAATATTTGGACAACCCGGAACCGGAGGATGTCCAGAAAGCTTTCCTGTTCAATGGGATAAACTATGCAGATTATAATTGGACGTATGACGCAGAAGGGGCGCAAATGCGCCGGAGAAACGGCGTAACGCTGGCAACCTCCCATTTCATGCCAACATACGGAGTCCATATCACCAACGGAAAAACTTTAGCCGCTTCTCCCCATGCAAACCTGTTCAACTTCTTGAGCGTGAACGGGTATGACCAAATAGACAATCACCTGAAGTTGGTGGATAATGCTTGCGCTGGAGCCATGAGTACTTTTCTTCCCCTGCTCTCTCCTGATGAAGGGGCCGCATGTCACAATGCGGCGTGGTCTATTCTCCATGATATCAAGCGCACACAGTCTTATCTAATCAATCGCCGGATAGCTTTGACAGTTTCCCAGTATCTCCTGACCGCATTACGCCTTGATTTGAAGGCATTAGCAGGGTATCGCTTCACACCATACCTTGCTGAACACTTATTCAACCGTGCGTCCGGCGAAATTGAGGCCCTTCGCAATCTGCATGACAAACATGGCATTGATGTTCTTGTGGATATGGAGAGATTAGCCGTGCAAGTCTGGGTAGGGTGCGAAGACTGTTCAACGGATGCGGAAGCTATTGAGCTTATTTCTTTCCCTGCAAGTGCCTTCAATGTATGCCGTGGTTCCGTCAGCTTCCGACTGGATGAAGGGGCGCAAGCGGAATTGGCGCAAGTCTTGAAAGAGCAGGAGAACCGTATTAAAAGCGAGCTTGAAAAGGTGGAAGCGGCTTTGACTAGTGCTAAAAGTGAGCGGTACCTACGCAGTTTCTTGACGGAGTGGTTAGATGCTCACAACCACTATCAGGCGGTGCATCAACGGCTTCACGTCCTCATGTCTTCCCGTTCTTCCTATCTTGTCAACTCGAAGACTAACCCAGTGCACCCGGTGCTTGATACTTCTTCCCTTAGATAGAACTAACAAATTAGGCTGACCTAACAATCCAAAAGAAAAAGATAATTAACCTAAATTAACATCAACCAAAATACTAGAAACCTCATAGAACGCTATAAATCATGAAAGCCTTTTTCGTAAATACTGAATGCAAGAGCCGTGAAGAACTTTCTCGCCCTGAATGGATTAGATTGACCACCTATGTAAATAAAATTCAGCCTAACACCCTGCTCCTACATAAGGATGAAGAGTCTGTACGTATCGAAAAGCCGGAACTATGGAGTGGTGAAGGTTCCGTGTTCATTAAACCGTATCGAAGACCTTACGCCGTTGAACTGCAACGCATTTCACCCACCTCCTTTATCACACGCATCCACAAGCTGAAGTGGAACGGGCAGGCTCTCACTATTTTGGAAGTGGCTTCCCTTTCCCTCAAAGACGCGGTGCAATGGGCACGAACATTCCTGGAGGTTATCACCCAGAACTGGCAGGATGTGGCATTCAGAATTGCCAATGAGATTCTAGCCGTTGATTTTATGGTGGACCAAAGTTTGACCTACATGAAATTCAGGGTACTAAATGCTGACGAACCGCAAGCCAAGAAACTAAATTCTATCAAGGCTCGCCGCATGGCTGAAAAGTTGTTCCTCCCCTGCATGGTGAAGTTTAGCACGGTGGTTGAGAAGAAGGAAAGTTCAGATGTCACTGAAATTAAGGTAGTTTTCCGTTAATTCTAGAACTCTCATAGAACGCTATGAACACGTTTAAGGACGCAGTTCTTAACACCCGTGCCCAGTATTTGAAGCACATGGGAATTGCAGACAGGTACCACACCCTGTGGGATTTGCTCGAAAAATCTACGATTGCAATTACTGTTGTGGGATTCCTTCTCTCCACCGCCATGCTTGTTGCGGGTGTGGTTGGAAAGTTTGACCTGGGTTTCTATGTATGGTGCGCTCTCATCTTGGTTTGGTTCCTTCCCTCCTTCCTGATTGAGATTGCAACCAACATATGCAGGAAGCGCATGCGTAAACATATCAGCCAGGCCGCAGTACTGGCCCGCTGGATGAAGGACTTCGGAATTAACCCACCTATTCTCTAACTAGAACCCTCATATAACCCTACTAATCAATAAGATAATGAAATCAATCGCACTCGCCCAGCAGATTTGGCTTCTCGCTGACTACGTGAAGAAGAACCCGACGGTTTACGAAGGACTTCCGAAAGGTCTTCTGTTTATGGTAGATGAGCCGACCCAGATAGTTATTCCCCGGAAGCCAGTGACTCCAAATGTCATTGAACTGGAAGGCTTCGGGCTTGGTCCGGCATGGTGGCAGAAAAAGCAGGTAACTCTGACAGCCACCTACCACAACGACCATGACCGGAGATGTGTTCAGATTATGCGGCTAAACACCCCCGTAATTAAGCGCGGACAAGAACACTACTATGCGACACTCTTCTACACGCCATATCAAATGGGCTTCAATGCAGTACGCTACTCTACGAACCTCTTCTCCGCACTATTCAAGGCTCGCCCGGCCCTGACCCGTGAGGTTAAATACAGGCCCGCGGACATTGAACCCTACGGGGAAACGTTGGTAGATTTTAACGTGGACGCTTTAGCTATCAGCCTCGACCCGGCACACCCACTGGATATAGAAAGTCTCATCCTTGGTGGTTCTCTTCAGGACAACACCCGCGCCTAACTAGAACCCTCATATAACGCTACTAATAAGTTCTATGCAAATTCTGTTATATCTTGGTATCATTTTTTCCTTCATCCTATCTCTGTGCGTCTTCATCATCCTGTGGGATGCCTACCGCCAGTACAAGGAAGAATGGAAACGCTTTGACGACGAAAGAAATCATAAAACCAATCAGAAACAATGACCATTAACATACTTCTCGACCAGTTAAGACATCCAGTAATCGGAGACCACGTTCTCTTTGATGGGATAACCCCCGGAGTTGTTCTTGCAGAGGACCGGAACTACCTGATTAAGCTGTTGAAGGCCTCGAACCCGAAACCGATTCTGGCTAATCCTCTAGACCTTACGCCGATGTTTTATTATCCCGACCGCGAACTGCAAGTGGGGGATGTAGTTCGATACGTTGGATATTGTTCGCTGGATTCGTGCCCATGTAGGGACTACGTTGTAATTTCATCCTTTATCGCAGACACTCTCCAGTACCGCTGTAAAAATATTGAATCGGGGAAGGAGCAGATATTCTGCAAGGATGTTTTAGCTCTGCTCTCCCAGGTTGAGAACCAGCTGGAGATTGAGGCCCCTTCGGGTGCATCTATCCCCCGGTTTTCCATCTGTAATGCAGTTTCCTGTGTCCCTAAAATGTTCGATGATTTTCATTGACATCCACGGAACCCACGGTATCATTTAAACCCATTAGCCAACCTACACAAATGAACGAATCTATTAAAGAAATCAAGCTCGACGCAGTTGAAGAAGCAGTGGCCGCCCTGTTGAAGGAACCGGAATCCATTAAGCTTAAAGAGGAAATGGAACTGGCCTGGGAATCCATTCCCACCTTCGGTCTGGCACCCTATGCATCCGCGGAAGCCGTGGCTGAAAAGGCTACGGAGATTGGGGAACATGCGGCTTCTATTTTCCCAGGTATAGAACTTCCCACAACTCATGGTGTCAAGTTCATGCTGGAGAAGGCTATTGAACTGGTGTCCAACCTCCGGGATTCTATCATGTTTACGCAGGAGATTGAGAATGCAGGACAGGCATGCGCTATGTACACTGATACGAACACGATGGTTCGTGCCATTATCATGGTCATGGCGGTGCATATGCTCATTTCCTACACCACCCTGAATAAGCCCGACCTGGTTGGAGACGGTGAAGGAAAGATTAACGCGTTCAGGTATTTCACCGTACTGTCCAACGTCGTAAGCATGAAGCTGTTGAAGCTTTCCAAATACTCCTTCATCAGTAAAGAAGTTCTGCAACAGCAAGTAGAAGATGCCAAGTCCAAAATCATCCTCGCCTAATACTCCGGTATGCCCTGTTTGCGGAGGCCCCTATCAGGTCACTGATGGTTCCAATCCGCAAATAGTATGCGCTACCTGCGGGTATGTCCTCCTGTTTTTCTATGAACTGGAAAGGATGCGCTCTTCCCTTAAACCTCTGCCCGACAACATACGTTGTCTGGTAAAGAACAATCGGAAAAGAATTAAGAAACAGCTTAAACTCAAACGGAGAAGACAACGAAAATATATGAAGCATTTAACCCATAGGATTCTCACACTGGTTCTGGCCCTCGTGGCGGGTCTGATTGCCGTGGTATGCCTCTCATCCTGCGGCTTCCCCGAACGTCCCACAAAAGTGGATGATGTTTATACTCAATGCCTTATCTTTGTCGGTGGCACCTGCATCAAGGGGTTCGATAAACTCAAGGTCTCCGATTTGGATATGATAACCGACACCCATGGAACCCATATATCCGTGATAGAGCGGGATGAGCAGGGCCGGGCGGTTAAATATCACCACTGGCAGGGACATAATGTGTCTGTTATGACCACCTGGTAATCATGAAAGACGAAGCATCAATCCGGGAATACCTCCGAAAGCATATCCCACTGTGGTATAAGGCGGCCAGTAAGAAAGGAATCCCCATGAATATGGACCACTATATCGGACTGGCGTTCTATAACACAGGCATCCGGGGTATTAAATCCATTGTGCGGGAGGAAGTCCAGCTGGCCGTGGAACGGATGGCTATACCACGCCCCGGTACTGTTTTAAGAAATCCTCAAAACTTGAATTAACATGAAACCTCAAGACTACAGTACACCAGAACTCGAAAAGCGGATTGAATTCCTGAACCAGAAGTATTATGGGGAAGGGTTATCTGTTGTTCCCGATTGTGAATACGATGCACTTATTGCTGAACTCCGAAGCCGTAACCCTGAGTCCCCGCTTCTCTGTTCCCTCGGTGACGACGCACAGCGGGGAGCGAAGACTGTAGTCCATACCCACCGCATCCTCTCCCTCGACAAGATTCATGAGGGGGAGGATGGTAGCGGGGTGGCCCAGCTTAACAGCTGGATAAATGGACGCAAGGTGTACATTGAGCCTAAATACGATGGGCTAACTCTCGTTCTCTATTATGAGAATGGTTTGCTCATCCGCGGTGTCACCCGTGGCAACGGAACCCGTGGAGAAATTGTTCCCATGTCCCGGCTTAAATCCTTCCTTCCCGATACGGCCTTTGCGTTAGACTCCCCCTTCTCTGGTACCATTCGCGGTGAAGTGGTGGTAGCTGTGGAGAATGAAGCGAAAGCTCTGGCTATGGGCTACTCTAATCTCCGGGCCTGTGCTGTGGGACAGCTCAGGAACAATCGCCTCAATGCGGAAGACCTCCTTATCCGTTTCATGCCCTTCGACATGGAAGCCCCCGTATCTCGCGCTTATGCGGGTGTCTATATGGAACGCCAGTTCGGAGTAGTTCCCCCTCAACGCATATGGAATCCCCTGACTGATGGGGAAATTACCCAGGATTTTCTGGAGGCTCTTCAAAAGGGACTTCAGTATGATACGGAATATCCTACGGACGGCCTTGTCCTTAAACTGATTTCGTTGCAGGATATTGAAGAGGCCGGAGAACCTACGGCACACCACCCGAAGGATGCTATTGCGTTCAAGTTCCACCCGCGAGGGGTAGATACCACCATCCGAAAGATTGTCTGGCAGGTAGGAAGAACCGGAGTATTGACCCCAGTGGCAGAGTTTGACCCAGTTATCATTGGAGGTACCGAAGTCCGGCGTGCCACGCTTTCCAACTACTCCAACGCCCAGCTCTATCATGTCGGGGACGTGGTTGAAGTGGTGAAAGCAGGAGAAATCATTCCCTTTATCCGAAAGGTGGTTCAGCCTGCAAATACTGGTACGAAGTCCCCTGCATCCTGCCCGGAATGTCAGCACTCCCTTATCGTGCAGAAGGGTTTGGAAGCGGACAACCTTGCATGCCCTAACCCCAACTGCTGGGGACGCATGGCGGCTAGTCTCGTTTACGCCTGTGGGAAGAACGCTCTGGACATTGACGGCATGGGGCCTGCGGTAGCCCGCAACCTCGTTGCCCGGTTCCGTGAATACGTTGACGACAGCCTTGACCTGTGTGCAGAGATACCTTCGGATGCCCAGTACCCGTGGCTCCCTCTGATGCTTGGAGATTATGATGACATGATTACACAGATACCAGGGACTAAAAGGTTGAAGGAATGTCTTGACAAGCGGAGAAAGGACGCTAAACTGGAGCAATGGATTGCGGCAATGGGTATTCCCTACATAGGCAAAACCAGAGCCGTAAACCTGTCCTGGAGATATTCTTCCCTGTCAGCTTTCTTTACCCTCTTCCCTGACGATTTGAAGAAGGGGAACATTGAAGGTTTCGGAAGCGCAATGACGGAGGAAATCCTGAACTGGATTGAACAGCACCCTGCATGGAATGATATGTACTACGCAGTTCTGCGTGAAGATATTGTTGATGTTAAGGGCAACCTTCCAGAGAACCAGACCCTGAAAGGCATTAACTTCGTTATCACGGGAACGCTGAACCAGCCCCGCTCTGTGTATGCCATGCTGGTAAAACGGATGGGTGGCAGTGTTAAGGAGAATATATCCAGAAAGACCAGCTATCTAGTTGTCGGAGACTCCCCCGGAGAACACAAGCAAAAGGTTGCGGCACTCCATAAAGTCCCGGTGATTAGTGAGAAAGAATTCCTAAACATGCTCAAACAAAATGAAAAAGATTCCTGACGAATACATCCGCAAACCCTTCACATGTACTCTGATAAGGAGGGAAAAACACGTAGCCCTTTATTCACAAACCCACCCCGAAGGGAAGACCCGGAGGTATGAAGTGGTCGTTGTCCGAACCAGAACAAAAGACAATGACTTCACTGGTACTAAAGCTGGGGATGAATACTTGCCAAGCCCTGAAGAATGGGGAACTTACGGTTGGACTTACACCAGCATTGAAGATGCTGAGGAAAGAGTTAAAGAACTCTTATCCAGAACAGCATTGAGAAGAATGGAAAATGAATTAAAGAACTCTTAAACACAGACAACAATGGACATCGAATGGATTGACCAGCAGGTAAGACTCCCCCTTAGTAAGGAAACTGTTTCTGAGGCCATATCTATGGCAGAAGAAGCCGGACGCACCTGCTACAAAAGCGAACCTAAAGGAGACCCGGTAGCTTTCCTGTCTAAAATTCTCCATAGGGGACATGAAAGCGTACTGGAACACATCAATATCTCTGCCGTTCTAACTACGGACAGGAGTGTAACTCACCAGCTGGTACGTCACCGCCACTGCGCCTTCTCTATGGAGTCTCAGAGGTACGTGAACTACAACAAGAAGGGAATTATTCAACTGGTTAAGCCTCAGTTCTTTGGAGACTCTTCAACCCCTTCCACAGTTGTCAGGCTGTTCAAAGGTAAGTGCCTATCTCTGGTGTACACTTATGCTGAGCTGATTAGTGAAGAAGGACTGCCCCCTGAAGAAGCCCGCGGTCTTCTCCCTAACTGCACAGCCACAACCATTGCTATGACTGCTAACCTCCGGGAGTGGAGGCATATCTTCCGTATGCGTCTTGATGGCGCGGCTCAGCCTCAGATACGGAGTCTCTTCACTACATTGAAGATAGCCATGAGCTACAAATACGGCTTAAGCTGGGCATTCGAGGATATCCCCCACTGCCCAAATCGCATCCATAACTCAGCTATATATCTGGACTAATGCCTCGCCTATACTACGGCCCCGGCCGCTATCAGCTGTTCAATAATACCCCGGATTCCTATCGGCGAATTAAAGAGACATACCACGCATGGGGTGTGCGCCTGGGGAGAGACCAGCTTGAAGCCCGCAGGCGTATTATAACAGACTTATACCCTAAACATGACAAGTGGGTAGATACGGACCTATCCAGTGCCAAACCCTTAACCAGCAGTCAATTAAACTATGGCGCAATTCTCGCCAGTGATAGACCGAAGGCATCCAAAGGTCCTCGCTACGGTGAGGACTCAGAGTGTGCTATAATGTGGAAGGCAGACAGCAACGCCTTTTCGGTCGGTTATTATCTTAACGGTGTTCAGCACCATATTTCCATGGTAGTGACACTGGTGGGAGATGCTGTTAAAGCTAAAGAAATCGTAGGAAAAACAAATGGAATGGTGCGGTATCTGCTACGAAGATACGCTAGAAAATATACTCTAGTCGCAGTCCCTGCGGATTTCATTCTAAACATCCAACACTTTGTTCAAAAATATCAACAACGTTTAATCTATAAAGCTCTTATAAATCAATGCAAGAACACGAAGTAATCAATGCGGTAGTGGCAAGCCGGGTAAAGACCCAGGCTTTTGCAGATATTCCTGAAGAGGATTCCATTACCCATGATGCAGTTAATCATCCCTCCCATTATACATCACACCCCAGCGGAATTGAAGCTATCCAGATTACAGGCAAGCTTCCCTTTGCCCTTGGCAACGCCGTAAAATATTTGATGCGTTCACGGTACAAGAAGAACCGCATTGAAGACCTCAAGAAGGCTAAGTGGTACCTCGAATACCATGCCAAAAACTGGGCGAAAGTATTTGAGACCTATGAGCTTCACCTAATCTTGAAACAGTTTCAGCGCACAGTGATGGCTAAAAGCTATAAAGAATGTGAAGAGGACAGGATTCTTGTACGACTCTTCAACATCTGGACGCATGACAGGCTAGCGGATGTTAATCCAGCTTCCGAATTGCAAGCCTGCATTGGAGCGATTACACAACTTGTCGCCCACCTTGAATCTAAATAAGCACATGGCCCCCGTAGGTTAATTCCTACGGGGGCTGATGCTAAGAACCCAAACACAACTTACAGTCCAAACAGAATGTCTATCGTTGCAAGGGTTTTATACCATGTTACCATTCAAGCTGTCAATCTTTATTTGACGATATAGTTTTTATCCTTATGATTTTTTTTGAGCTGTTCTAAATGAGCTTCTGCTGATTCCCAGCCGCGCTTGAGGCTCTGGACTACACGTTCGTATTCTCGAATAGCTGACATGTTGGCATCATCTGCACAGAAGAATACTTCCAGATTCAAAGTGCCGCATTCCTGAGTCCTGAAATGGTGGTTGGTGTATGTCACTTCAACAGTTTTGCGTTTAATATCGTAGGAGATATGGTCCACTTCAACACCAAGGACGATAGGGACCCCGCCCTGTGAAGATTTGATATATGCGGTGCTTCCCTTATGCAGGGTTATGTTTTTAAGTTCTTCAGGTTCAAAGGTGGTTTTCATTTTGGATTCGTTGTGGTTAATGTCTGTGCATGAGTAAGGTTCTAACTCAAAGGGTTCGTAGAAATCGTAGCCTGTCTCATCAATGTATCTGACTCTGATAGGCAATGTTCCGGTTCCATCATCTTCCTTGATAATACCTATAGCAGATTTGTGTTCGCCACAAGTAACCCGGACCATTGTTCCTACTTTGCATTCTTCTCTCTTCATTGTGTTAGTTTCTTTCTAGTTCGTTGCTCTTTCATAGCAACGCCAGTATGACTGTTGTTTTATTATTGTCAAGAATTTTTCTTCCAACAGTCAGAGTCTATATCAAAGTGGGCCTTCACCGTCAGGTCACAACCACACAAGGTGCAGTATAAGGGAGGCCGCCCGCCAGAGAGGTCCACAAGATTTTGTGTTTTCTCTTTTAAGAATTTTCTTCCAGCCCCTTCGGCACCGCAGGTAGCACACCCTTCCTTATCCAAACCTGGGGGAGGTACGTCCGTAGCACGAGGGCAGTTCCTGCAAATATCGTAGCGTCGTCGAGCCTCTTCACTGCTTACAAACCTGTGCCCCTGTCTATACCACAATACCATCGTGGCAAAGAAGGACAGGACTTTGCGTGCAGACATGGGTTCATATTCCCGCCACTCGATACCCTTATCTCCGCACGTCTGACAATACTCCGGGGGGAGATAGGAGCATAGTTCAGATTCGAAAGCTTCATTTCGGAAAGGTTCCCCGTTGTTGATGAAGAGGCGGGTAACATTTTTCCTGAGCTGTTCCAGTGTAGGGCCTTCAACCTTAACACCTTTCAGTCGAACGCTCATAGATTCCGGGACAATAAATTTCCAGCCACCGGGAGGGGTGGCTCTGACATGATTGGGTACTATACGAAAAGAGGGCATGGGAGGATTGTACCCCCCATGCCCTCTGTAAGTCAAGGATTTAATGTAGCCTACTGTCGAAGAGAACCATCAATTTCCTTCTGGCTCAAGGCTCTGTCATTGACATCCACGGAACCGCTTCCAGCCTGCTGGAGGATGAGGTCAATCTGTTTCTGAATCAGTTCATGACCACGTTCCGTCGTGCTTGCCTTCTTATCTTCCAGTTGGAGACGAGCAATGGCTTCCTTGGCAGACTCCTTGCTAATCAGTTCAGGGAGGATGCCACTCATGGCCGCCTTGAACCTGTTGGCACTCATGCCGGAACGTTCAATAGCGGAGGCAAGGACAGCATCCCTCATATTCTCTGGCAAGGTTCGGCTCAGTCCATAGACGAAGCGCACCCCGTTCACCACGTTGGTATAGCTCTTAATGATAGCCTCGGATTCCTCGGCAACCACGGCATCCACGTCAGCCCCGGACTCCATTCGCTTATAGTAGTTCGGCTTGAGAATCGTCATACGCTTGGCTCGGTTGAGTGAAGCTTGGGAATTCTTCAACCCTTGAGCGAAGGTTTCCGTCAGGTCCTTCGGCCTACGCATCCCCGTACCAATCGTCTGCGCGGCGAATGCTCCCCAGCTAAGGTCGGGGGTATCTCCACCCAGAGAACGGATAGACTTGACACCCCAACTATAGAACGGAACTTGGCTATTCACTGTAGTTGCCAGACGTTCAGCCCATTCCCAGGTATGGCCGCCACCCATGGACGGTTCGAAGCCCGCCGTGAGGGTTAGAGCATTGACGACCGCAGGTATGAAGTCCACGTTCTCATTGCCCGTAGTCGCATACTGATAATGGAATCCTTCAGCATCTAACACTTCAAACAGGGTAGCGAGCCCCATGGACGGAGATAACACAGTGCCTTCCAACAGGTTGTGAAGTTCACCCATAGGATTGCTGGACCACTTGTCTTCGTCATACTTGACTGCTAGTCTGTAGAGTGTACCAAAGCTCTTGACCACGTTCTTGTAGGGGTTCACATAGTCAAGATTAAAGTAGGTAAACTCGTTCCTTTCCTTGTCCACTACGGCGAGTAAGTCACCGTACTTGTCATATTCCGGGAAGAGTCCAGCCTCTGCCATCTTACGGAGTGCCCCCTCATTCGTAATGAATTGCATCTTGTCCTCATCATCACCATAAAGAGTATGCAACGCTGTGATGAGAGCCCAGCGGGAAAGCATGGGCATGGCAGTCAGAGCCGCCGCGGAACCCATGAATCGGCCAAGCCCGCGGGTTACGAGGTAGGCACCGTCCTTACTCATGCTGTTCTTCATAGCCCATACACCGTCGCTAATTTCTTCCATGCCGTAGCCCACGTTATACATAGCGGACTGGAAGGTATGGTACTGGAACATGAAGTAAGGGGCTACAATCGACCCCATGTGCCTCACCCATTTCGGCGTGCGCGTCCCTGTCGGAAGCAGGTTCTTTACCTTGGAAGCCGCATGCCTATCGACATACGCATTCCATGCCACTTCACCATTACCTGCCGCGCGGACAAGGGCCTTCTGCCTTGCATTGAGTTCTTCCCCAGCGGCCGCTCTCATGGTCGCCCGTTCCAGCTGGACCTCCAACTGCTTGCGGCTGAGTGCCTGCTGATTACCGAACAACGCAATCTTAGCCGCGGCATCTGGCATCCCGTAAGCAAAGGCGGCCAATTTCACGGGGTATGCAACACCATGTCCTGCCTTCTTGGCCGCATCTTTGATGGTGGTCTTGGACCTCTTATCCTCTAACGCTTCGGCAAAGGCATAGAAGGAATCCTCGGAATCCGTGGATTCCAGTTCTCCCTGCATTGTCGCGAACTCTTCGGACTTCCAAATGTTCCGAAGGAATTCACCCTGCCCCGCGTCGAGAAGACCAATCTCCTGCCAGTAGCGAATCTTCTCATTGTATTTAGACTCAGCCTGTAGGAGCTTCTGAGCAGAAGACTCCGCACCAATGCCTCCTTCCTGTGCTTTAAGGTAGAGCTTGTGCATCTGGCCCCATTCTTTCACGAGGGAACCAATGTCCTTAAGCCCCTTCACAGGGAACGCACCAGCATGAAGCATCTGAGCCGCAGTACCATAGGCGTTACGGAAGGTGGAACCTGGGCTGGCGATAAGAGTGGCCATGTTGATGTAGCCGCCCGTCTTTGAGAGGAAGCCAGGTCTTCCTGTGTGGCTCTTCCAGTACTTGCGGACATCCTCATACGTGCTGGTCTTGGAGTCCATGATTTCGTCGGAGGGCATGTAGATTTTGTAAATGGCACGAGCCATATCCGGCGTAGTGTAGAGTCCGTTCAGGGAATTACGCTTATTCTTCAACATGACTTCCACCATGTCGGGGGTACGGTCCGCACTGTCCTCCGCGACTACAACCCCCTGGTCCTTAAGCACTGTTGCATATTCATCAGACAGCACCTGATTCACTGCCAGTTTAGACTGGAGGGAAACAGTGTTCTGCAATACGCCAATGGCTTCACCAATGGTAGTATCGTGGAGTTCGTGCATGGCCTTGCGCTTCCATTCCGGTTCACGTTTCCGCATAGACGTTACGTCTTCACGGGTGCGTTTCTTGGACAGCACTTCGTCAATGGCTTCCTTGGCATGAGCCATGGCCAGTTCCGCGAGCTGGGGGTATTCCAACGTCTTAATGTCCTGAGCGTTAATGACATTGCCCAGACCATTGAGGTTCATCTGAATCTCTGCCTGCTTACGGAGAAGGTCCACCACGTCGTTCAGCTTCTCTTCAATATCCAGGTGCGGGGTATTCCAGATTTGGTTGATGGCATTGACCGGAACCATGGGGAGGATTTCATTTATCCTGTGGGCTAAAGCGTCTCCTGAATTGAAGGAACCCAGCTTGTCCAGAAGCGTATCACCTGGCCTATCCTGTAGGAGGGATTCAATGTATTTATCCTGGGCTTCCGTGCGAAGCCTGCGCTTCACTTTGTCCAGACGTTTGGCCGTGTACCTGTCGCTCTGCACAATCATGGACATGGCCTTATCGTAGATGCTGGACATATTCATTCCGTTCTTGAGGTCAGAAGCCAACTGAATTTCCCCGTAGTTGTCGTGGATGAAGTCAAGAATATTGCGACTTCTGAAGTTCTTGGCGACACCATTGAACAGGAGTGCGTTGTTCTCGTTAGCCGTGTCCCCTGCGGGCACTACCTCAAGGTTCAGTTCATCATGCAGGGTTGCAAGTGCCTGCATATTGTCCAGCACGGTGCTTACGGTTTCGGCCATCTCCCCCTGATGGGTTTCGGCATGAGCCGTCGCGGCTTCATTCAACAGAACGGTAAGCCCCTTAAAGGCTTGTGCGGTTTCACCGTTAGGATTGGCGATGATTTCCCGCATCGTCTTCGTGTAGTCCCCAGCGTGCTTACCCACAGCCAGATAAGTGCGATGCAGGTAGTCCATGCGCTTGGCATTGTCTTCCATCTTGCTGTCACCCGTGATGCGGGCGATAGCCATTTGCGTTACTGCGATTTCCTTGCGGGCATCGACAACTGCATTGTAGATGAGGTTTCCGATTACGCCTTGCTCCTTCAGGTATTTTTCACCAGCTTCACGACGAGCCATGAATTCGGCCTGCTTCTTCCTTCGGGCTTCCAGCAGGGCGGCATCACGCTTCTTCCAAACGATGCCGGATTCAACGACCGTACCGTCTGCCTTAATACCCGTATGGCGCGTGGCTTGCGCGTATTCCGCGTTGGCTTCTTTAATCCATTCACGAGCTTGAGCCTTAGCCTCCTTAATGTCGCGAAGCATGTTGGCCGTTTCAACTTTCTTGGACAGCTCGTCACGCAGATAGTCGGAGCGCATATTATCCCAGCCCTCCTGCAATTCATCCAGAGTAAACGGAGATTCCACTCCATTCACCTGGTCCAGAATGTAGCTCTTGGTGTCCCGTGCCAGTGCATAGTAGCGGGAGGCGAGAGCCGCATTCCCCAGGTCACGAACCCGTGAACCCAGGGAATCCATGGATTCCGTGAGCCTTTGGTTCATGGCGGGAGCCATAGTTTCGGCATTGACCGTAGATGCATATCCTTCCCGGCCAACTTCGTTAAGGAGACGAATCATTTCATTGATGGATGCACGTCCTTCACTGGTGTTGGCCATGAGGTTGGCGGCACGAATCAGTTCAGCGTTCTGATTAACCACCCTCTGTACGTGTTGCTTCGCCGCATTGATACGGTAGTCACGGGTTTCCTTGAGCTGAGCAATCTCCGCATTCGTTTCACGGTTAATACGTTCCACGGTTTCCGGGTCGATGTCATTGTCCAGATTACCTGCCGTGTCAATGATGGCAGAGGCAAGTTTCTGCCGGGCATCAGTGGTGAGGTTGTTCTTCTGGACATACTTATCCGCAAGCTCCTTCACCTTACCCAGACGCTTATTGACGCGCTCATAGGATGCGCTCAGGTTGACCATTTGTTCTTGTAGGACGAGACGCTGTTCCGGGGTGGGAACGTTGATACCTCCCTGCCCCCAGCGGGTCATGCGCCAACCGTTGCGGAACATGGTCGCCCAGTTGCCGGAGGAAGAGCCTACAATTTCTGCGGCCACACCGAAGCTCATGCGCTGGGAGAGGCCGCTCTCATAGGCCATGGGGTTGAAATAGGATTTACCCAGCTTATTCCCGGTGTAGTCCGTCACATTTACTGCATAGGTTTCCGGTCGGTCAAGACTATACCAGGCACCTTCCGGGGCTACGTCGGCCACGCGCTGGACATAGGCGTTCCATTCTGCCTCATCGAGAACAGGCGCATTCTGCATTTCATTGCGAACCTCATGAAAGAGGTCGCGCAACCAGTCGATGATACGATTGTGAATCGGCTTACGTTTACCTGTCGTTTCCGCATACCGGGTAAGCATGTCCATATCCGCATTCTTCCCGGTGAATCCCATTACCAGAGAATTGATGACGGGGTTGGAGAAGACCACAGAGGCGAACTCGTCAGCACCCTTAATCCCGTAGGCCAGGTCGTTCATGACAGCGGCGATTGCGTTCATCTCGTTGGGGTCAAGGCTATTGTCGTAAGCCTCCCGCAAGACTGCATGGATGTCGTTGAAGCGAGCCGCCATAGCTGAGCGAAGCTTGCTCATTTCCCGGCCATATTCTGCATTGTTCTTCCGCAGGTGTCGGTCCAGCAGGTGGATAGCTTCATGGATGAGTGTACCCGTAGTGCCTTCCACCGCGTTCTCCCTGTTGGTGAAGAGGTCAATAACGCCACCAGCCAGTTCACCATCCGCACCCTGATTGTAGGTAATCATGGCAGGGGAGAAGTTACCGTCAGTCGCTGTGCTCATACGGACTGCGAGGTCAAGGCCCGCGGCATTGAGAGCCTGCGTCAATCCTTCAATGGCTTTCTTCTGAGCAGGTGTAGCGTTGACGCTCAACCTGTTCAGGAGGTTAATACCATTGACTCCAGTCCCGTCCGTAGGCAGGTCAAGGCTCATGACGGCGTTCCCCCATTTGGTAGTAGGAGCTTCTTCCGCTTTGGCGTTGGCACTTGGCGCATACATACTGGCGTTGGGAGTCATGACAATACTCTCCCCGGTGTTCGTGGTAACTACGGGGCCCGTGGGACTGGTCATGCTATTAAGCACCACCAGCTTTTCTGCCCGCTGTTCCAAGGAGCCGCTGGCTAGCCATGCCCCGGTGTTGGGGTCAAACGTAGCCGTCCCTGCGGCCAAAGTATTTACGGTTTCCTCGGCGGCTTCTCTCCCCGTACCATTGTCGAGGAAGTTCTGCACAGGAGCTACTATCTTATTGGCTTCCTCACGGGCCGCGGTCTCCGTGGTTTCCGCGGGAGCTACGGCTTCCGTGGTTTCCGTGGGTTCATTGGTCAGCGTATTGATTACGACAGATGCTTCATCAAGGCTTTCATCCCCCGTACCCTGAAGGTCGAGGTGGTCATCAAGGGGAACGTTGGCTTCGCGGCTCTTCATTGCGTCGAATGCTTCGGTCAGCATGGAGCGCATGACACTGACGTTTGTATCGTTGGCATAGGCCATCGTGTTGGGCAGGTCGCGAATAACGCCCGCAAGGTATTCAGCCGCGGCGGATTCGCCTTCGTACTGATACCTGTCGGAAGCTTCCTGCACGTAGCCACGGAAAGACTGGAAGTTGGTCATACCCAGGGCAGGTGCCCTAGATATCCATTGCTTTCTCTGCTCATCCGTCAGCTGTAGGGCCTCGTCAGTTATGGTCTTGTTTACCCATTCAGTTGCCACCAGTTCCACGTCTCCCCTATCCCCTGCGATTTCAATCGTCCGCATTCCTGTTTCAAGCAAGGGTGCCGCGGGTCCCGTGGGGTCCACGGATTCCAGGGCTTTGCCCGTGCTATCCACCAGCTGACTCGCATCCCTGAATACCTTGGATTCCGTGGGTTCGATAGCGGGCAACTGGAACTGGGCCGGGGTCTCCCCTGCAATCCGCGCTCCATAGACACCGCCAAGCGCACCAAGGAAAGCAACCTTTGCTCCTACTTCAACGACTCCTTCGAACGTACCGATAGACTGTTCAGAAATCTCTCCGTTCTTGGCCAGTTCCGTGACGGCCCATTCCTGAAACTCATCCGCGAGTTCTTCGGTTGCGCCTTCAGCGGACACCTTGGCACAGCTGTACAGGTAGGAAGATACAGCTTTCACCTTCTCCACATTGGTCATGTCCTTCCAGTTCTTCCTGCGCCAGTTGGAAAGACGGTCATCCACACGGTTGAACCAGTTTTCCCTGCGAAGGTTTTTAGCTCCAACCGCTTTACGGATAAAGGATTCCATACCCATACGGTTGTTAATCAGGACGGACATGCCGCCCGCGATACCAGCACCCATCATAGCTCTGCGATTAGCCTTTGCCTGAGCGGCTTCGAGGTTTTCCGCAGTGTGTTCCTTACCTTCCATTTCACGGTCGTAAACCGCATAGAAGATTTCGGAGTATGCCTGCGGAACTATCTGGCTGGCAATGACGGTATTAACCCCGGCACCAGCTCCAACCCGCTGAAGGTCAATCGCGGCGGCTCGGTTTAATACACGCTGAACACCACCGCTAATACCTCCAGCAAGGCCGGGACGCGCGGCAGGGACAAGGGCTTCCGTCTTTCGGGCGATGACTTTGGCACTGGCCTTAATGAGACCATTGACCGCAGTCCGTTCCAGAGCACGGCCCGCAATACTGCCGACCGTACCACCGACATGAGTCGCCACCATTTGATATCCCAGGTTGACAATCTCCGCAGACATGTCAGCCATGAGATTCCCCTTGACCAGTTCACCTTCTGCCTGCTGTTTTTCATTCAGCGTGTTCCACATGGTGCGGGCTTTTTCCCGGCCAGTGTCACTGCCTATAAGGTTGGAGGCGAAAAGAAGGGAGCCCGCAACAGCACCCGTCCCAATGTCAGCAAATTTGTGTGTGCCGATTTGAAGGCCACGCAGGATGGAGTTAATAGCCCCCTGTCCTTCCTTCTGCCATGCGGCAAGAATCTGCTCATCACTCTGGCCATTCTCCTTGCCATTGTTATAGAACTCTTTGAAGGACAGCATCTTATCCAGACGGTCCATGACCCAGCCACCAGCAAATCCGGCACCAGTTCCCATCCAGGTATCGCGGAGGGTGCCCAGAGTTTCTTCCAGTTCCATGTTCTGCTTGACCATTTCGCTTGCGGATTTGGTGCGGGCCTTCTTCCATTGCTCAATCGTTTTCTCAATCAGCTCCAGGTCTGCTCCTGACTCCTGCAACTGGTTGACGCTACGATTGAATAGGTCGTCATCATACAGGGCGTTGGGGTTGTATTGGAGTGTGGCGTTTGTATCAACCTCTTTCGTGTGAGGGTTGTATGCAAACAGCGTACCTCTGCCAATGTTGAGGTCCCCCTGACGCGCCGCATGACTGAGGGAATTGAGCGCGTCTTTCGTGCTCTTAATCCCGTAGTTCTTCATGTAGTCGCGGAGTTGTTCGGTGCTGACCTCAAAGGTAGGACCGCCAACTACGCCATATTCCCAACCACGCGCACCCTGCCGCCATTCCATAGTACTCAGAGGGTCGCTGGTTTTACCTACCTGACTTCCCGGTTGGAAGGTAAGAACGTCAGCGACTTGACCAGCCGCACTGCGGTATTGACTCATGGCCCCGGCAACCGCGTCATCAAGACTGCCGCGTTTTTTCAGGCCGTTGGTCTGGGCATTCAGGAGTTCCGTAGTTCCCAGCGTGCGAATCAGGTCACGGCTCAATCCTGGATTGCGCTTCTCCAGTTCGGCATACAGCGTGTCAGCATAATCGCGGCGGTAATCCGATTCAATGGTGCGGCCCAGTTCATGGCTCTTCTTGTCAGCCATGGCCCGCATCTCGTCGAGGTCAACCATGGGGGCCAACCGTTTCACGGCGGCCTCGGCAACCTTGGCTTCGTTCATCAAAGCATCCCGGAGGGCTACGGAGTTGATGCCCTCATACTCGTCCTCCATCTGCTTAACTAGATTGTCAATCGTCTTCGCGGCAGTGACGGCCCGCTTCCCGGCCCCAGCGGCACGGGCATCCGCGGCTACCGTGGATGCCGTGTCAGCTACGTATTTGCCGTAGTCGCGGACGAGACGGAACATGGTGCTGGGGGACTTGGACAAGTTGGCGAGCTCAGCAAATACATTCCCAGTGAATGAAGGTGCCGTGTCAAAGGATTCGCCAACGCCAAGCTCCCCCACGCTAGCCTCGCGGGGTTTAGCGGCTTTACCCTGAATGGATTCCGTGGATGCCGTATTATACTTGTCGTAAATCTTGCGGGCCGCATTGAAGGTATTTACATCCTCGCGGCGAATGCTGTCGATGATTGCCTTAATCTCTTCGGCTTCCATGGTTTCCGGGGCTTCCGCTTCCGCTTTCGCGGCACTGTCAGGAGCCGCAGTCGTATTCGCTTTAATGTAGCTCTTCCGTTCAGCGGCCAGAGTCCGGGCAATCGCCGTGCTTACATCCTTACTGCTACGGTTCCGGTCGGCGGCAATAGCGAGGAACTTTTCAGTAATAACTGGCTGTCCATCCGCACCGACAGAGAAGCCGAACCGGGAAGTGAATGCAGGGTCGGTAGGCGTAAGGGAGTTGGAGCTTACGACATTGAGACCCAGAGAGTTGCCAAGCTTTTCCATCACCTGCGGGTTAGCCTTGGCCCCTTCTTTCAGGTCAACAAAGCTATCGGCACTGCGGCCAACGTAGTCGGTCATGTCCTCAAGGGCTTCGAAGTTGAGCCCCATGTTGCGGCGGGACAGGGATTTGACATCCCGGTCGCGTTCAGCACGCGCACGGTCAGCCTGCCCTTGCTCAAACTGAATGTCGGCACGGGCCTCGGTAACTTCTTTCCTTGCTTCCGTCTTCTGTTCCTTGGCTCGTTTTTCCTGTTCCTTGCGTTCGGTGTCCAGTACGCCGGACAGGTGAGTGAAGAAATCCGCTTCCGCTTCTACGCCTTTAACGGCCTGTTTCTGTGCTTCTTCTGCTTCCTTCTTCTGACGGTCGAGAGCTTTCTGCTCCTGACCCCGTTGCCATGCCGCATGCTTTTCTGCGGCGCGGGCTTCTCGGATTCCGGTGATTTCAGAACTGGGGTTCCAGTCTGCCGGGCTAGCTGTAGTAAAGTCAATAGCCATTTACTTAATAGGTTGGTTTCTAATACAATGCGCCCCTGCTTCGAGGGACTGCCTAAGTCTATCAAAGCAGGGGCTAAGGTCAAGAGAAATACTAACTTTTTCTGTCAGCAATATTATTTGAAACTGAGGGAAGCAAACTCCGGTCGCTTCATTAACTCATTGAACATGATGAGCTTCGCCTGTGGATTTCCTTTTCGGAGAGCCTTCCAGTGCTCGTACTGTTGCTGGTACTTCGGGTCTCTCCTGTTCAGGGGATTCTTAAACATGTTCCCCAGCTGGCGTGTATATGCGCGGCTGGCCCGTTCCAGAGCTTTAATCTCGTTGCCGAATTTCGCCTTCTGTGCGTACATGGTTTTGACCTTCAGATAGGTGCTGGCCTGAGACCTTGCCTGCGGGTCTGCCGTAGGGTCACGCAGTACCTCCAGCATTTTCTCATCACGTCCGGGCGGCGATACCTGCGCCGTGGGTATAGGGGAGCCGCCGGAGGGTAGGGCACCAGCGGGGGCCGCCGGGGCCGCCGGAGAACCTGTCGGTGCTGTGAGCAGGGAGGGGTTCTGCTTTACCTGCTGTTCCTTCCATTTATTGTAGAGCTCAGTCTGCTTGGCCGGGTTCAGTGATTGATATAGCTTATAGTCGTCAGGGCTGAGCCTGTTCTTAATGTCTGTGCCGAAAGCTTCCTGCGATAGCGATGCCGGAGTAGCGGAACCCGTGGGACGGGTGGCACCGGAACCCGTGGGTACCGGGGATGCCGTGGCTCCTGGTACCCTACCAACGGGCATCTGCCCTCTGCTTACATTCTGGTCCACCCCTCGCATGAGAAGCCTATCCTCCGCAGTGGGTCCCTGGGCCATGAGCTTCTGGTAATTGGCACGTTGTGCTTCCGCATAGGCCTGACTGTTCGGGTCCACGGCACCCGGAACCGTAGGTTCCGTAATGCCGCGGCCATACTGATTCGCGGGTGCCGGGGATGCCGGGGGACGTTGAATCCCCCGGTTGCTGTTTGCCGCGGCCACCTCGTTCAATGCCTTAGCGTCCACTGGTTTGTTCGGGTCGTTATTGGTTACGGGACGAAGGGGAACATCCGGGTTCACCTTGGGCAGGACTTCTTCGGTTATCTTCTGCCGGGGAGACTTGGTTGCCGGGTTCTTCCCTTCACTGCTGATATCTGTGGATTGAGTTGCCATGATGGTTTACATGAGGTTAAGGCCGGGGCTCTGCATCAGCCCGCCGTTCTGTACAATGTTGGGAGCTTGATAAGTTCCCTGACGATATTTGCGGAGGTGGTCGTTCAGGTACTTGACCGCAAGTCCATAGCTGTCGGTGCCCATCTGGGTATTGCCCTGTTCATTATAGACCACTGACAGCATCATGGCCTTGAGGGCGGGGAGGCATCCGGGATAGATACGAACCTCCTTATCTTCCCATGCCTTATCATCATAGACATTGAGGGAGAGACCGCGGAGAGCGCAACGCGCGGAAACGGTCATGCCCATATCCTTGTCATTGATGCCATTGCTACCAGACAGTACGGCATAGGTACGGAGGTTCATCTCGTTCAGCCCCATGTCCACCATGAGAGGGGGTGAGCCGTGCGGCCTGCGGGGGTACTCGCTACGGAACCAGGTGTTGGATTCGAACATGGCCCGGTCAACGATGTTATACCGTTGTCCCCCCGGTGTCCATGCCGCAACGATACTATCGTACTCATCAGGGAGGGCAATGATTCCATTCCGTTCAACTCCTTCGAAATCAAGGATTGCCATGGAATCCGGGGAAACCGTGGCCTCGTTAAGCAGGAGGTTCTGGGCTTCCTTCAGAATCCTGCGGAAGTCAACATTGGATTTGGAGGGCGGCGTATTGGTAATGAGCATACACAATTCGTCGCATACGTTTCGATACGTCAAATAGGATTTAGTAATGAACGCCATGAGATTATGCGGTTGGAGGATAGATGGTTACTTTCTTGCACAGCATGCCGCCGTTCCACGGGGATGCATAGTAGGATGTCACGGAGGTCCAGTCGGTAACACTGGTTGCCGGGAAGGTTGCATTGAAGACTCCGGGAGTCCACTTGGCATCCTGGTTTCCGATAGTGACCGTAAAGTTCAACTGGGTGTGGAGGCAGGCCGGAAGACGGAAGTCCACTAACGGCGTAGAGAAATATCCGCTGGCCGTAGTGAACTGGGGAGAAGTTCCCAGGCCCCAGGTGCTGGGCCAGGAGCCGTCCGGGCTGAAAAGCTCTTCCACCACGGCACGGCAGGGGCCTGAGTAGGAATCCCGTTTCATGTTCGTGGACGGGAAGTATTGGCCACCCTGTTTACCCGACATGTCGGGCCTCGTATTCCAGGCCATCCATGAAACATTTCCCAGCACTGCGGGGAAACTGTAGTTCATGGTGGTGGTGTACTTTCGGTAATAGCCAATGCCGGGAATCTGCATGTAGCTATCAACAGCGTAACAGGGGTTCACCCACTGCCGGAGTACGACGCGGGACACGTTGGTATTCTTCTGGAGCTTGAATGTATTCCCGGTCAAGGTAGCTACGGTCGCACCAAACTGGAAGTAAGGGTATCTCGTTCCATTGTAGGAGAGTTCAATCCGGTTTGCTACTGCCGCCTTCAATGAGTAGGTTCCATCCGTGTATTCGCTCTTCTCGCCATTGCGGGTCACAACAGAAGGAGGCTCATTAGACGATGATACGGAAGAGGTTACTGCAATGTCGAATATCTTGGTGCCGTTGAGCTTAATGGGAATGTTCCCGTTAATGGCGATGCCATTAGGGTTCTCTACCCAGACCAGCATATTGAGCTGACCGTTAGTGACATCAAGGAATACCTTGCTAATCCCCGTGGGGAGAGAACCAACCGTAAACTTCATTTCGGGGTTGTAGGTTCCCCGCTTATATATCCCTGAACCATCCATATAACCTATGGGAAGCGTCCAGGTCTGGCCAGATACTCCTTCACCGTACAGCGTGTCGGAGATAATCCCCTCCATGCTAATCCGATAAAGGCCGTCCGCAGTGTACCATGGGCCATCCGGGTTGACATTGTAGTAATGGTTGGCCGTAGAGATGGTGCCAGGAGATTGCTCCACGGGCATGCTATTCTGCACATACATGGGCCACCAGCGTTTGTTCTTGTAATAGACCGTTACCACGGTTCCCCTGTCTCTCCCCGGATTGTTGGAAGTGAATTCGCAGGTGAATGCGAAGTAGTTGGAGAACGAAGGATAGCTGGGGTCGTTCCATCCGTTGATGACATTAAGGTTAGAAAGCAATCCCGTAGGGCTGGGGTTGTCCTCGCCAACGGAGAAATCGCTGAGGCTGTAGTTCTCTTTAACCCACACAGTGTCAGGGATGGATATGGAAACCTCAGTTACCGGGGATTCCAGTTTGCGTCCGTAATAGACGTTACCCACGGAGTCCGTGTATTTCTTGAACCCTTCTTCCTGCCAGTCCTTATCGAACTCGGTGGAGGGTTCATGCACGATTTTACGAAGCACCGGATAAACCTGATTCGTTATCCGGTCGAACTGGCTCTCCCAGAACTCGTCAATCTGTTCGTAAGTGGTACACTGCTTTCTCGTCTCCTTCTGGCTATAGCCTTCCCGGACAACGACACTACTATCCACTCTCCACTGGCTACAGTTCTCACCGGGTTCCGGGGGTTCAATGGATGGAAGGTCTCCGTTGGCCGTCCAGTCCACTGACTGGCTGGTCGTCACCGTGGTATTGATGCAACGCACAAACCGGGAGTCCGGGTTGCAACAGTTGCCGGAAAGGCTGTTCTGCTGTTCATTCTCCACGATGGAGGAATTGCGCTTGAACATCGTAACCACCGTATAGTTCTGGAGGCTGGGGTACGTGCCCTTATCCCATCCAGTGCTAAGAGGTTTACCTTCGAACTCTTTGGTGGGCATGAAAGGGATGCGTGCCTGTCCGGGCTCTGCCCCTCCTTCACCTTCCCACAGTGGGGCGGCCCACACCTCGCGGGAAAGTTTGATAGCGTTCTGAGATACCCATTCGTTCTCCGGTACGGAAGTTCCGGGCCCACCGTTTTCCCATACAGTGTCTCCCTTTACCCACATGTTATTGGGCATAAACTCCTTAACGACAGGACCGGGCAGAGTTTTATACACCCGTGTAACTTTACGGAAGTACTTGTTGAGATGTTCCTGCTCGAAGCGGCCAACTTCTTCATAGACCAGCTGGGCATCGTAGGCCGTATAATCATGGAGGTCATAGAAGTCAGGGTCAAGCTTCTCGTTGCTGGGGTCAAAGGAACCAAGGGCTAACGGGGTGTACGCGGAATCCGTGGGTTCAACCCATTCACGAATGATTTCATAGAAGTCCTTGAGGTCTTCAGCGTCAGCGGCACTGCTCATGAAGTTTCCATCCGCGGCAGTGTCCTTGAGCGTATAGCCATCCTGAATCTTCTTCATATCCTGGATGTTATACCGATACTGCTCCTGTGGTGGGACCATGTAGTAGAACCGATAGATGTGGCGGCGCGTGTCTTCCGCTACGGGTTCGACATGGACAAGCACAGCTTCACGCATGAAAGGGAGGAAAGTAGTTCCCGCTGTGGGGTTGTAGGGAGTACCCAGTTCTGCCGACAATTCGTTGGGATTCTTGACAATCCTTTCCACGAAGAACATGACGTTCTTGACTACGGCATAGGGGAAATTGATGATGGGTTCCCCCATGGGACGGTCCGGGTTATGCCCGTTACGCCATGAACTGTCCGTGGTTCCTATCGGAATTATCGGAGGTTGTGGGTTTGATGCTCCTGTATTAGGAATTAGAGGCATGATTTGAGTGGTAGAACGGAAGTGTTGAACCTGGAAGCGGGGGTGTCCAGGTCATCCACACATATCCGTTTATGGTTAAGTGCATAGGTTCTCCCCGCTGAAAGTCTATCGACTCACCCGCAGAATACTTCCGGTTTGTTCTTCTGTCAATAATATATCCGTTTATGACACGAAGTTTATGTGAGCGTTCGCTGTCAATAAGATTGGGAAGCTTAATCTCTTCATGTGTTCGGATGTAAGTAACAGAGCTTGTGAGGTTTTCTCCAACATACTTGATACCTACCGAACCACGCAGAAAGTAAACCCACTGATTCTTGGGTAGCTTTCTTTCACCTTCACGGCCCAGGGGCAGAGTCGCGTAGAACTGATTCCGCTTGGCAATGCGTTCGCCGCAGACGTGTAATTTAACCTGCAACTCATCAGCCAGACTGGTGATGTTCTTAATCACTCCTTCTGGTTCGGGTTCTTTTCGGAATAGTTTTGGGAGTAGCTTCATTGTTCATGCCGCTGTGTTTGACGATTTCTAACAGTTCTTCGTGGTCCCTCCGCAGGAAATCCAGTTTACCGTGGAGCTGGTCCAGAGTTTCATCCAGTTCAGAGATAACCCGCAGTGCCTCCTGTAGAAGTACTAAAAAAGATTTCTCCTTGTCAAGAGTATAATCAATTTTTTTACTAAGGTACTTATAGGCAAGCTTCGCCGCCACGTAAATAAGCCCTACGAACACCAGATACGCAGGGCTCATCTCATCAACGATGCGTGTCAGGAACATTGTCCAGACATTTGCATCCACGCTTGCGAGACTATACAAAAACATGGCGGCAAGGTTTACCTCACCGCCATGGTACTAAATGAATTTATTGCTGTAAAGAATTATTTTCTTGACATAATAGTCTCGGCAAACTTAACACGAGCTTCGCATCGGTTAAACCAGCCTTTAAGGAACTTCTTCTTAACGGGGTTGGCCTTGACAATGCTTTCATACCTTGCACGAGCCGCCTGGTCTAGGGCCCTGATAGTGTAGTCCTCCGGCAGGGATGAGGTCAGCCCCAGCAGGCCTGTCTGTGTTTTAATCCCCCACTTCCCGTCCACGGCAATCTCGTTTAAGCCCTCCCTGTTAATCATCCCCTGAATGACCTTAATGGCTCCAGCATTACCCATGTTGAAGGCCAGGTCACGAATCATGAATTCGTAGCCGAAGCCATAGTTCGGAAGATAGCTTGCAATGGTTGCGGTATTCTCAAGTACGTAACTGAGGCATTCTTCCCATGCTTCTTCCCGCAGTCCTTTGTCCAGCAAGGATTTAATCCGGTTAAATACGTCAGGTTCAATCCCGTCGCAGATACCTGCAATCTCCCAGGTGCCGCCACCATCGCCGGAGGGAAGGCGCGTAACCCGCAGGGATTCTGGCCCGGTAATCTTGTAGTCCTCCATGTTCAGGATTTTAGCGGCCATCCGGTTGCGGATTTCATGAGCATCCACGGAATCCGTGGATTCCCCGGTACCCGTGGATTCCGGGGTTAGCCGTTTAAGAATTGCATCAATGGTCTTCGGTCCGATAATGCCGTCAGCAGTCACGCCGACCAGCTGTTGAATCTTTTTGATTTTAGCTTTCTGTGTCATCGTCTTCTTCTGTGCTGTCTTCCAGCAGGTTGATTCGTTCGTTTTCAGGATAGCCCAGTTCCCAGTGGAACCGGGTAATCATATCGTTGTTCAGTTTGATTTCCTTGGTGGGCGTAAACCACTTGCCATGAAGAAGATAATCTTTCCGCTCATCCGGGGAATCCGTGGGTTCCAGAATCTTGAAGACACAGCGGAAGTCCTCAAAAGAGATAGGTACCTTCTCAATGATAATCCAGTGAGATACATCGACCACCCCCATAGCGTCCGGCAGGGATGCGGTGCGCGCCGCGAAACCTACCCGCATATGTTCCAGAGCAATGCCGAACGGATTGTTCAGGTGGGACAGGGTGTAGCTAATCATACCCCAGGTCATGGAGCGGGACCGCGACAGAATCCCGTCCATCCTGGGAAGTACGTTTGCTATGATTTCGGAATTGCTTTCCGGTCCGTCGTTGGCAATATAGAATTCTCCGCGCTGTACGTTGCAGGGCATAGTGTGTTTGGTTGATTTATTGATTGCTGTAGTTTTCCAGGAGACCGAGGATTCCGTGGGCGGCTTCGTCAAAGTCTTCTGCCAGTTTGTTCAGAGCCTTCTGTCCCTTGGCCAGTTGATAGAGGTAGGGAACAAGTGTCTCGACGATTTCCATGCGGAACTGCACAACACAGGGGCGCGTACCAGTTACGAGCTTGGGCATGGGGGAAGTCCCTGCAACCCAGTCCCGTCCGTTCAGCCCCATGTAAGTCTCGATGTACTTGTCTGCTATCTCCCCCAGACAGTCGAGGGCATCGTCATATTTCTCATGATGGAACCCCACCCCTGTTTGATAGTGGAGGATTTTAAGGAGAGGGTAGAGCCGGAGTATTTTGTTGAGGTCTAATTTCATGTCGGTTAAATGATGTGAAGAATGAAGGGGAAGGAACGCATCCAGTCAGACATATTGCTGAAATGCAGTTTCATCCAGTAAACGCCTCGCGGATATTTTTCGAGGCCCAGGGTAAACATGTCAGTGGCCAGGAGAACTGTATCTGTAGTCCCTCCCGGTTTCTCTGCGGAGGTATTGCCGGATGCTATATTCTCCCAGACAGGGAGATTGGCATTGTTGTATGGAGCCAGATAAATATCCCAGGAGAAAGCACTGCCCGTCAACCCCAGCGCGGCGGCATGGGAGATGTACAGGTTGATGTTTCCCTGGAAGTCGGCTCCAAGGCAGATTGTCTTAGACGACGTGGCGTGCTGGACTTCGAGGTCTGGGTCAACGCTGATGAGGTCATAGTTGTGCTTTCCTATGAACTGGCCAAGCGCACCGTCAAAGTATAAGTTGGTGTTGTTCATGGGCTTCAGGTTAGCGGGCATCCGTTCCGTTGTCCAGCTTTATTTCCACCCTGCGAGGATATTCTGACGGACAGGGGGCAGACCATGCGGACATCTTATATCCCACGGCAACCGCGGATTCCAGGGGTTCCTTCATGTACTCATACCTGAAACAGACCTTATAATTTCCGCATTCAGCAGTGTGAAGTACGGGGTAAATGTTCTTAGGATGGAAGAGAGCTTTAATATCAGAGTCATGACGAAAGCCTATGATACTTCCGTTCAGAGTAGTGCCCCAGGATGTTGTCCTGTCGTCCTTCTCATACTTGGCACCCATGTGGGCAGAGATAAAGAGCTTATCCTTTTCCGTTCGGGTTTGGCTACATATCAGAGACAGGAGGTCGGATTCACGTACAGGGAATACAGTATTGAGGCATGCAACATTCTTCTCAGGGTTTTCCCGCATCACGGTGGATATGGCTTCCGTAACAGTTTCCTTGTCAGTGGCTTTAAGCTGGATAAACTTCAACCCCTGCAAATTTGCCCAGGAACATACCGACAGGTCATTGGCCAGAACGGTGATACGGGTTCCGTGGATTCCGTGGTTGAGCAGGTAGTTGACGGAGTAGTGGACAAGCAGGGACTCTCGTTCCGGCCAGTCAAGCGTAGCGTTGTACGCAAAGATGATGAAAACAAAATCATCGAATTCGTGATTGGGTAATGGTTCGGACATGACCCCCATCATAGTGGAGAGTTTGTTTCTGTCAACTACTTTCCTCGTCATTCCTCCATAAAATGATTGCGAGAATATACATTTTCCGTATATTCTCGCAATCTAAACGCTCTGACATTTCAATGTACGAAATCCGCTGGGGGATTGTACAGCTGTATTGAAATGTTCAAAGGGTAGTAAACTGGATTCCTTTGAAGAATGTGGTAAGAACAGGCACCTGGGGGACTGTTACCGTGGAAGGAGCATAGCTGAAGTAGGAAGCAAGGAAATCGACTGTCACGCCGCATATCTCGCCAGTCCACTGGATGATACGGGACTGTGTTCCATTGATGTGCTGTCGTCTTCCGAAGTCAGCTGATACGTTGAAGGTTCGGCCAACACCGGAAACCCTCTGTTCATACTGGCCTGTGATATTGTAGCGAAGGTCCAGGTAAACAGCTCCCGTCTCTTCTTCAATGTACCATACCTGGTCAATTAGGAACCGGGCTGTGTTATCGATGAGAACCCCGTTCTCATTATACGTCACCACGTAAATGGAACCTCCCAGGCCACCCTCTGTAGGTATGGGCCAGGTCTTGACTTCATCCAAAGTCATCTCATGCTGTGGCTGATTCGGGTGCCACACTTTCCAGACTTCGTAGTCAAAGACACGTACAGATTCCGTAGGGTAGATATGGGTCTTCCATCCTGCCTGGCTCGGCAATACAGGTGTCATTTCTGGAGTCTTTAATCCTTTCAGGGTATTGTATATCTTCCACGCATCACTGATATTTTTGCACCGGACTCCCGGTCGGTAAGTTGCATCCGCTTTAATGGGTATAGCAAGACCGTTCGGGGTTGGCATACCGTGAAGTGTAGGTCCGGGAGTTCCGTACCAGTACATCTCATTGAAGGGATGTGTCAGCTTCTGGTGCCACTGTTGCAGAAATGAAGCGGGCCTATTCCCCTGCAATGGCTTGGGGTAGAGAAGAAGAGAACTCATGGTGATACAGTACTGGCTTCTGCATACTGGCCGACGTTGCCCGATACTCCGTCAACGTAGCCGCTATACCACATGGCAATTAACCCGGTATTGACCAGCTGGGATTTAACAACCGCGTCGAGCGTCCCATCCTTAGCGCGGGTGACGGTCAGTATGGCTAAAGCGCATTTACTTTTACCATTCCCTTCTTCACTGGTAATAGGGGTAACGACTTCCTTCCCATCCCAGGGCTTATCATCAACAACCACCTTGGCCTGGGTCAGCCCGGTATAGGGCCATGCGTATTCCCACTCCAACAGGATGGGAAGTTCGCCGTCCGTGACGATTTCCACTTTAGCCTTCCCGTCCTTGAACCCATCCACGGTAGCCTTCTTCCGGTCAGTGTCCCGGAAGCCACCCTCAACAATTACTGCGTAGGTATGCCATGCGCCGGAATCGTCCTGCTCCTTAGAGATAGTAACCTTAAACGGGAACGTGCCGCCTCCGCTACCACCGCCAATGAACACAGCACCACGGTGCAACTGCTGAATGTACCCGTTGGTGCCGCGAGTCATCTTGGCCAGAGGAACGGAGAAGTCAGCACTCTCGTCTTTTACGCTCGTCACCGTGGAACTGGCTCGGTCGCTTTTTACATTGAGGTACCAGGTAATGTCCTTGTCCAGCGGTGCCTGCTCTTTGGATTCGACATTGTGCAGGGTTCCCGGTTCCCCACCTATTTTAGTAACCTCATTGCTGTCGATAATTACCCCAGCAACATACTGGATGGCCGCGTTGGCTCCGCTGTTCGTTGGGTCATAGACGATAGCGAACATATTCTCCGGTCGGTTCCGCATCAGGGGGTCGTCGTTGTACGGCGACGGAGTATGTACCATGACATCGCTTTCACCGTAAACTGGGGCAATGGGGTCAGGAAGGGAATCGAACGGCGGCATGTCATTAAACAATTCGGTACCCACGGGAACCGTGGGTACCGGATGATTAAAGAGGTCCGGGGCTGAGGGCAGTTCTGAATATTGAACCTCGTTGTCGGCCATATTACTTCTTGCTGGGTTTTACCTGAACCACCGGAGGCACGTCCGTTTCCGGCTGGGCCTGGCTGTAGGAAATCCGGCCCGGCTCAAGGACAATGCAGGAATCGCCACGACAAATAATTGCATGGTCTTCCGTCATATCGACACGGGTACAGCTGTTCTGGGAGATGAGACCGAAAGCGGCCAGTACCGTAAGAATCCCGGAAATAATCCCAGCGACAATCGCCTTGTACTTGCTGGGCATTCCGAAATCGACGCAGTACTTTGAAACCAGTTCACCAAGAATTTCCGGTTTCTTTTCTCCCAGATTGAGTGCCAGTTTGACGTAGGGGTATTGGCCCGCAGTGTCAAGTTCAGACCATGCAGTACGGGATTCTGTCAGGGTGTATAGCTGTTCAGCTACCTTTTCAATTTCTTCGTGAGTCATTTGTTGATGTACTTTCGGGGTTTGAATATATCGCGGCAGAAGGTTCTGCCACGTCTTGTCAGTTGATAGAGAGCAGGTTCGCTATCCTCTACAATCTCCACCCATCCATCCTCCATCAGTTTCTTGAGATTATAGTTAAGGTTGGACGTGGAAAGAGACAGATAGCGAGACAAAACCTTGACCGTCAGCGTGGGGGTGCCCCCCGCACCGTGAAGGGCGAGCAGGATGCGGAGTCGGGTCAGGCTCATGTCAGGGTCGAATAAATCGACCCAGGACAGAATTGTCAGTAATGCCTCCTGATTGCTGACTTTTGCCATTTGATGGTTATTATTCGTCGTCATCTTCGGTGACATTAGTTAAGCCCATATGCCGTTCCAGGTCAAGAATATTATACGCGAATCGCGTCTTTCTCCCGGCACCCATGTCATCACGGTACCGGACACGCCGGACCTGCCCGCGCTTAAACATGGTGGAGAGGGTCGCCCCATTCTTAAAACCAGTGAGTTCCAGGGCTCCTTCCATATCCGTATATCCGTTAGGAATTCCCTCGTACACGTCTGAGTTAAGTGTTTTAATATATTCCCGTGCTATGTCTCCGTCCCAGTAAACCATCTTGCCGGAACGTACCTTCGGCACCTTGCGGCGTTCCAGAGTAACGAGAACACAGGTGGGAGTTCGACCCATGGCTTCCGCGATTTCCTGAGTGGACATGTAGCCATAGGGAATCTTCTTTACCGTGGGTGTACAATTCCGCGGTTTCCGTGGGTACTTGAGCCCTGGGTGCTGGATGAGTTTTCCTTGATTCTTCATGCAGGTAAAAGTGGTTCGTTATTCTCAATGATGTAGATTAGGCAGAGAGCCATGGCCGCGCCGATTAGAAACATAATCATCGGTTTAGAGTGAAAGCGTTTTCGAGCAGGTCTTTGGGGACGACGTACAGAGTGCCGTCATCCACAGAGGCGGTTTTGACGAGGGTGTACCCCAGGGAGGACAGAGTTTCTTCGGCTTCATTGTCTGTCATGAGCGCAAGTTCTTCCCAGGGTATGCCGAAGTTAATCTGAAGTAGTTTACGCATTTGTCGGACCTGATTATGATAGAGCGGTGTGTTTGCCATATACATAATTATTTATTGTTTTTAAGATTGAAAATAAAAGCGTTCCATCGTCCAATGGTTTCCTCCCGGCTATTGCCGCCGTGGACCGACAGGGAATGGGGGACGGGGTGACTCCCGTTGCAGACCACATAGCGGTGGACTTCTCCGGGATAGATGTTGTCTTCCACATATTCGGGATTCTCCCCGCAGATACAGGCGGCTGGGCGTGCATTCATTTCCTCCACGAACCGCTGGTACTCTGCTTCTATGTACCTTTGAATGCCCGCACTAAACCCATTGTGACCGCAGTCCACGCATGGCTGTTGGAGCGGAGGGGTTCCCGCGTGCGGGCAGGACTGGCACGGAGACACAGGTTCCGTGGATTCCGTGGATTCCGTGGATTCTACGTAATGTCTCCTACCAGATTCTTCACGGCAGGTTTGACAAGGATATTCTGCCACAGGGGTGTCCGCATGTTCACAGTTCTGACATATGGGGTCAGGAGTGTAATGGGTCCGCTGGGACGAACATTTTGAGCAGGGATATACATTCGGACTCAATTCACTATAGACACAATGGTCACAGGAGTCTGTAAGTTTGGTTTGAGACATGGGGTGGTTATTTCTTTTTGTTGTTCTTAATCTCCGCCCAGGATGAATTGCAGGTGAAACAATCAGGTTGGCAGAGTGACATGCTTGCTAGTACGCAGTTACAGCAACCAGACTTAGCCGTAAATTGGCTATAGTCTTTGTCACAATCTGAACACGGGAACGACTCCGAAGGCAGGTCGCTGTAGTGGCAGTGAGCGCAGGAGGGTACGATAGGGTCTAACTTCATCATTGAATTTGATTGGAGTTCGGAGGTATTGTAGTACCCCCGGTTGTTTTGTCAAGAATATTATTTAGTAGAATTTGTCATTTCATCTTACCTGGGGAATTCCTTTTCGGTTCCCAGCTGACAGGCCATCCTTCACCGTGGCAAAGGGCGCAAAGCTTGTAATGAGTCCCATCGTGCCTACAGGTAGAACATCCGCGTTGTCGCGACGGTACCCATGCCCGGCATGTGACTCTCCGGTCTCTAACCAGATTGATAAGAAATTCAATTTGAAATTGCTTCCGGCAATCAGCCCGTTCCTTCGGTGTTAATTTAGCGTAGGTCGTCCCATAGGTGTGTCGCGCATAATCACGAGCCTCTTGAATTTTAAGACATAAGCAGGCTTTGACAAACCCATATCGGTAAAAGGCCTGCTGTTCAGGCGTCAGTTTCATTTTCTTCCTCCTTTCTCGGCTCCCAACGTGATTTAACATTTTTGTAAGATATATCCCATTTACAGCCGACACATTTCCAACCGGGATATTTATTGGGAAAGTGAATACACTTGCTACAGTCATTTGGGACCATAAACGCCCGGCACTCGGCCCGCCTATATCGAACTTCATCAACAAAGGTCTCAAAACCAAAATAATTCAATAACTCTGCACGATATTGTAGAGGTAGCTCGTGATACTCCGTTGCAAACTGCATTCGGGCCTTATTGCGAATCTCTTTAATTATGTTGCTGAGGTCCTTGACTGCTTTTCCATATTCATAAACAGTCTTCTGTTCAGGATTTAGTTTCATTTTCTTCCTCCTTTCTGGTTCCCCAGGTGCAGCCATCCTTCTCCGGGTCCACGTACCAGTGCCCATCCGTTCCCAGGAGGTCGCATTCATGCTGCTTCCCCGGTTGGTGAAGATGGGGCTGGGAGGGGCGGCATCGTTTACAATCCCGGCACATGGTCCAATGTTCCGCCGCACGCAGGATGT